ACCAGTATCTAAAAATAAAGATAAAGATATTGAAAAGGATTATGAGTACACTCGTGGTAATCTTTACAGCATTATAGAGAAGGGTCAGGAAGCATTAGATAGTGCTTTAGAGATAGCAGTTGATCAAGGTCAAGCAAGAGCATTTGAGGTTGTTGGTCAACTTATTAAATCTGTTGCTGATACAACAGATAAGTTGGTAGATCTTCAGAAAAAGATTAAAGAAATTGAAGAAGATAATCCAAAAGGTCCAACTAATGTTACTAATGCTATGTTTTTTGGATCAACAGCAGAACTATCTAAACTTTTAAAAAAGAACAAAGCAGAAGAAAAAGATAAATAGAAAAAAACTGTCTTGATATATGACGAGTTTTGCCATTGACAAAAAATCTCATAAAGATGCCTCTAAGCAATCTAAGATTAGGAATATGACTAAATCGTCTAATCCTAATGAAGTTGCTGTGGCAAAAAAGAAATTAAAATCTAAAATCGAACTTCCTCCTAATCCACAGATTGAAGGACTTAAGATTGTAGATTTAATTGTTACTGAGATTAATAACGATGTATTTGAAGACCATATGAATAAGTCATGTGGTAAGGGTAAATACTATTGTTATACCGATAAAAAGTGTAAAAAAGTTCCTTCTGGATACCATGTAGGTGGTAGAGGTCGTCTTGTTCAAGACGATGATGATCAGGATGAAAATGACACTAATGGTAACGGTGGTAATGGTGGCGATGGTGGTGGTGATGGTGGTGGAATGGGTGAGAATTTAATTCTTCGCACATGCACTGGTGAAAAATTTGCTGAGATTATTGATCTTATTAGACCTGAAGATGTTATGCCTAAAATGAAGGCAGCAGATCAATGGGTTAATGAAGAAGATTCCTATGATCAAGCAAAAAAGGAACTCAAAGCAACTAAAAAGGCAAGAGATCAAAGACATAAGTCTGTTCATGCAGCTACAGATACCAAAGGTAATGTAGATGTTAATGAGAGTCTTGATGATAAAAGAAAAGCAAACCTTGCAAAACAAAAACAACGTACTGCTTCATTTACATCATCTAATCAAAAGACACACTCTTCCCAACAACAACAGTTTGCAAAAGCTGCTGCTTCACAAGCAAAAGCAAAAGCAAGAGCAAAAGAGAGATCAAACATCTCTAAAGAGATAGATGCAAAAGTGTCTGCTGCTACTCAATCAGAAGAAGCAGTCTCTAAAAAACAACAAAGATTTTTTGGTATGGTTCGTGCAGCACAGAAGGGTGAAGGTGCTTCTTCCCCTGAAGTAGCAAAAGTTGCCAGTGAAATTGGTAAGAAAGATGCAAAAGATTTTGCATCAACAAAACACAAAGGCTTGCCTGAGAAGAAAAAACAACAGGAGGAAATCCAAATGACAGTTGATGAAGCAGTAAGGCTACCATCAGAATTCGGTCACATCGTTATGGTTGGTGTGCAATGGCGAGCTAAAATGTATAATATTAGGATGTTCTTCCCACAACAGAAGATGCCTTCCAGAGGTGATGTTCAAGATGAGATTGTAAAAGTATATCCTGGTGGTAAAGTTGTTTACTTCCAAAGAGATGAATTGGCAAGTAATATGGCACAATTTGATAATGATAAGAACCCTCTTATTAAGGTGACTAAAGAAGGAAAAAGATGGCAAGACGATGATGGTGATGGTAAGTGGTATGAAAAGAGTGATGTAGATGGTAAGATTAGTAAAAGAGAAAAGAAAGCAAAAAACCATAACTGTGCATCAAAGGTAAAGCATGAAGAGTATGGTATAGGAAACTGTATTCCAGAAGCACATGACCTAGATGAGGATGGTAATGTTGCTCATTATGATGTTGAGTTTGAAGAGTATATTGTTGAAGGTGTTCCTGTAGAACATTTAGAAATTCTTGTTACTGAAATGCATGAACATGTTATACCTGAAGGGAAGGGTGAAAAGAATTGTGGATGTGGTCAAGACCCTTGTATTACATACGGAAAAAAGAAGAACGCACACAAGATGCCTGATGGAACTGTGATGCCTGGTAAGACACACAAGGAAGAAGCAAAGGCAAAGTATGACAATACTAAATCTCCTGATTATGAGAAGAAGAGAAAAGCTCTTGCTAAAAAGCATGGTGGAGAGGAGAACATAAAAGGTCATCCTCAGTATGAAAATCGTATGGCATCACATACTGCTGGTATGTCTGATGCTCAAAAAGACATGGCAAGTAGTCAAGTAAGTAAAGGTTTTGCTTACAAGCATGGTAGAAGATTAGATAAGGCTAATTTTGGAGATAGAAAGAAAGAAGGTAAAAGAGGAAACCCACCATCATACCGTAAGTCTGCTGATAGTCCAGAAATGGAATTAAGATATCCATATGGTAAGTCTAATATCAAACAAGGTAAAGGATCTTTTAAAGGTTTGAAGAAGGAAGAACTTCTTAAGTCATTAAGAGGATTCATGGGTGAAGGTAAAATTGCTGATGCTATGAGAGCAAATTTAGAAAAGATGAAAGCAAGTGATGCTAAGTCTTCAAAAAATTTAGATAACTTCCTTAAAAAATCAAAGAAAGTTCGGGATCAAGACAACTCTTAATAAATACAACTACGGGACATTAAAAAATCATGATCACTTTAATTAAAGGAACTCAAGCAGCATGTGGCACTGACGCTGCAAATGCATCTCTCTTCGGTGGTGCAGCAGCAGTTCGTCTTGTCAATACTACTGGTACTGCAAGATTAGTAACCGTCATTGATGCAGTTGGAGGATCTACAACAATTGGAACTTTAACATTGCTAGGTAATACAGTTGAAATTGTTGGAAAGAAATCAACTGAGGCAATTTTTGCTGCTGACGCTAGTGTTTTAGGTGCTGCTGTAGGATTTGCAAACTAATTAAATGGCTGTTGATCATTATCTTGGTAATCCTTTATTAAAAAAAGCAAATACTACTCAGGAATTTACTGAGGAGCAAGTTCTTGAATTTTCTAGATGTATAGACGACCCGATATATTTTGCGAAGAATTATATAAACATTGTTACTCTGGATTATGGTTTAAAGCAATTTGAACCATATTCTTTTCAGGAGGATATGTTAGATAAGTTTCATCATAACAGATTTAACATATGCAAACTACCTAGACAGTCAGGTAAATCAACCATTGTTGTATCTTATCTGCTGTACTATGCTATTTTTAATGATAACGTAAATATAGCAATCCTTGCTAACAAGGCATCTACTGCTAAGGATCTTTTAGATAGACTTCAAACTGCATATGAGAACTTACCAAGATGGTTGCAGCAGGGAGTTTTAACTTGGAACAAAGCATCTCTTGAATTGGAGAATGGTTCTAAAATTATTGCTGCATCTACATCTGCATCTGCAGTTCGTGGTGGATCTTACAACATCATATTCTTAGACGAATTTGCGTTCGTTCAAAATCATATTGCCGATCAGTTCTTTAGTTCGGTTTATCCTACCATTTCATCTGGTAAAAATACCAAGGTTATAATTGTTTCTACCCCTCACGGGATGAATCACTTCTATAAACTTTGGCACGATGCTGAACGTAAGAAGAATGAGTATATACCAACGGAAGTTAATTGGTGGGATGTTCCAGGTAGAGATGAGGCATGGAAGTTACAAACAATTGCTAACACTTCAGAACAACAGTTTAAAGTTGAGTTTGAGTGTGAATTCTTAGGATCTGTTGATACTCTTATATCACCAGCAACATTAAGAAGATTGGTGTATGAATCACCAGCATTAAGTAATAAGGGTCTAGATGTGTATGAAGGTGTTAAACCAGATCATAATTATGTGGTTACTGTTGACGTTGCTCGTGGAGTAGGTAATGATTACTCTGCATTTACAGTTATTGATATAACAACCTTCCCACATCAATTGGTTGCAAAATATAGGAATAATGAAATTAAACCTATGTTATTCCCTTCAATAATTTACGATATTGCTAGAAATTATAATATGGCATATATCTTATGTGAAGTTAATGATGTTGGGGATCAAGTAGCATCTATTCTTAATTATGATTTAGAATATGAAAATGTTTTAATGTGTTCTATGAGAGGTAGGGCAGGTCAAGTTGTAGGTCAAGGATTCTCTGGTAAGAAGACTCAACTTGGAGTCAAGATGTCCAAGACAGTTAAGAAGGTTGGATGTTTAAACTTAAAGACTTTAATTGAATCTGATAAGATTGCTTTTAAAGATTATGACATTATCGCTGAATTAACTACATTTATTCAAAAGAGTAATTCGTTTGAAGCAGAAGATGGATGTAATGATGACCTTGCAATGTGCTTGGTAATATATGCATGGTTAGTTGAGCAAGATTATTTTAAAGAGATTACAGACCAAGATGTTCGTAAAAGACTTTATGAAGAACAAAGGAATCAAATTGAACAAGACATGGCTCCATTTGGGTTTATAGAGAATGGTCTTGATGATGATAGTTTTGTGGATAATACAGGAGACAGGTGGTATACAGATGAGTATGGAGATATGTCCTACATGTGGGAGTATAAGTAGTAGCCCTATTCTAAAGTTATATTTTAATAAATATCTCTAGAACAAAACTGAGAATTTTTGGAGACATAGAACATGGCAACTCCTCAATTATCTCCTGGTGTACTAACTAGAGAAGTTGACTTAACTGTCGGTAGAGCGGAAAACGTTCTTGACAATATTGGAGGTATCGCAGGACCTTTTGAAATTGGACCTGTATCGGAACCTATTAATATTGCTACAGAGCAAGATCTGATAAGTACATTTGGAAAACCTTACGACAACGATGCTCAATATGAGTATTGGATGTCAGCATCACAGTACTTATCATATGGTGGTGTCCTTAAGGTAATTAGGTCGGATGACGACAACCTAGCGAACGGTAACGTTGGGGTTGGTACTTCATCTGTAGCAAGCACAAAGATTAAAAACTTTGACGACTACAATACCAATTATTTGGATGCAGCGTCACCCTTTTACTACTCTGCTAAGAATCCAGGTACATGGAGTAATGGAGTAAAAATTTGTTATATCGACGATATGGCAGACCAAGTTATTGGTATCGCCACAACGTCAGTCGCCAATATGGGTGCTCAAGTTGGATACGGTATTACAGTAGATATAACTGGACAAGTGATCCCAGGAGCAGGTTCAACCTCAGTTTTCACAGGATATTTAAAAGGAATAATTACAGAGGTCGTTAATGCACCAGATACTGGAACAAGTATTCTGAACATTAAGGTTAGATCTCGTGTTTCTACTGGTGGTACACAACCAGGTTTAGAAACAAACGTAACATATTCGGAAGGAAGTCAATACGCATCGTTCCTCAAGAACCAAAGACTTACAATTCTCGACTCTGACGGTGACGTTGTATCACCAGAAGACTCAATAGAGACTATTGGTATTACCACATTCAGTCAGATTCAGGGTCAGCAAGACCAATCATATTCTGGAGTTGGTGGTACAACTGGTGGTGGTGGTGCTGGAGCAACATTCGACATTGTACGTAACAGTACAAATGGTGGTGTAGCGTCTGCAATTATCGTAAATGCTGGTGTTGGTTATACGGTTGGAGATACCGTATCCGTCGCTGGTACATCGGTTGGTGGT